GCTTCGGAATGATCTGCCCGAGCACCGCAAAGGAGTGCTCGACCGGCACCATCGTGAACTTCGCCGACGAATCGGAGAAGCTCTTGAACTTGTCCTGAAGGTTCGAGAACGCGGCCGACGCGTGCTGCGTCGCCGCAGGCATCGACGACAGCGTGTCCGCGACGACCTGCTGCGCGGCCACGGCCTGCTTCGACTGCGCCCCGTACTTCGTGACCGCGGCCGTGTACTTGTCCTGAGCGCCCGCCGCGTCCTTCAGGTTCCCGATCTGTGGAATCACCGCAGCACCGAACGCGGCCACCGCCAGCCCAGCCGCACCCGCCTTCACCGCAATCGGCGCCAGCGCAGCAGCAACCGGCACGGCAGCCGGCGCCAGCGACAGCAGCGACCCCTTCAGGTCCTGGAAGGCGCCGCTGCCCGACTTCGCACTGCGAGACAGGCCGTCGACCCGCCGGGTGACGGCGGCGATTCCGGGCCCCGTCGCGTCACTGACCCGGACTGTGATCGTCACGTCGTCAGACATCGTCTACCTCCCCTCCGTCGTGTGCGCCGCCGAGCGCCTCAATCGCGACCAATCGCATGAGCTCGGTGTCTTCCTCCAGCAGGGAGGACAGGGTGTAGCCCGGGAACCGCTCCAGCAGGCCGAGCAGTCGCCGGGCCCGTTTCAGCTCGCGAGGGGCTCCGACGGTGCTTCCATCGGGACGGACTCCACCAGGGACGGCCCGCCAGAGGGCGAGCTCTCCGGCAAAGGGTCGGCATCGTGCACCCCGATCAGGGACTGCACCCAGGCGTTGTTGAGCGCCGCGATGAGGTCCTTGTCGATCGTCTTGACCGCGTCCATGGTCGGAGGGATCGGCTGGTCCTTCTCGTCTTCGAGGTTCCACGAGACGAGGTGGTCGACGAATCGCTTGACGGATACGCCGCCGTCGGTGTCGCCGTCGCCGCCGTCGAGTCCGGCTGCGACTTCCCACTCGCCGTAGGTCATGCCGCGGGTGATGGCTTCGACACCGTGGTATTCGTGGCCTTCTGCGAACCGAATGGTGATGTTCTTGATCTTTGCCTTGTAGCCACTCATGTACGTGTGCCTCTCAGGCCCAGGTCGGGACGGTGCCGTCGGCCAGCGAGAGCGGCACCGAGAAGGTGAGCTCGCCGCTGTCGGAGCGGGTGAGCTGGTAGTCCGTGGGGAGCATTTCCATGGCGAGGGTGACGCCGTTGACGGTCTGGGTGACGGTTCGCAGCACGCTGGTGGAGGGCACCGTCTTGAACACGTCGTGACTTTGGTTTGCGGTCGGGTTGAACACCCCGTTCAGCGTGACGCTGCCGTCGGCGAGGAGCAGTAGTCGCTCAACGGCGCTCTTGTCGACGCCGGTGATCTCCTGCACGCCGCGCGGCGTGCTCATCTGCCAGTTGGTGATGTCGTTCTTGATCGCTCGCGCGGTACCCGCGGAATCGTCAACGCTGAGCGTCGTCTGGCCCAACCCGGAGCTCTTGGCCATGGTTGATCACCCCTTCTTGATTTCGTCTGCGAGCCCCTGCTGGTGCTCGGCAAAGTCCTCGACCCAGTTGCCCGGGTTCAGGTGCTGCCGGGTCCGCGTCCGGCGCGGGTTGCCCCGCCAGTCGCCGTCGCGGACCAGGAACAGCGGCGGCTTGTCGATGCGCACCCGGTGCTGCGAGGCGCGGAAGCACGGCTGGCCAGCCTCGAAGACGAGGTAGATGTGACCGTCCGCGAGGGTCTGCACCGTGTAGCGGTACTTGACCTGCCTGCCCTCGCGCTCGAACGTGGCGGACTTGACGGTCTCCCGCAGGTCCAGAGTGAGGTTCTCCAGCCGGACACCCCACCCGTTGAGGTAGTGCGGGCAGTCCGTCTCCGCGCACGTCCCGGGCCGGAAGTGCGTCGAGATCGGGGACACCACCGAGTACGTCTTGTACGACTCCGGGCGCATCAGCGGCTCGGGCCGGGACAGCTGGATTGCCATCAGAACGTCACCCCAGCCGACTCGTTCTTGATCACGTTCACCGAGAACGCGAGCGAGGAGAAACCACCCGTGGTCACCGTCGTCGCGCGCAGATACCGGCGCAGAGTGGCCGTGTTCGACAGGGCGATCCGCTCGGCCAGAGGAGCGCCGCCCGTGATCTGCGTGAACGAGAACCCAGCGACGTCCGCAAAGCTGATGTTGTCCGCCGAGTCCTGGATCTTCACCGTGACGTCAGTCCCGGTGAACGGCGCGAAGACCTGCAAGTACGCCTGCCCGCCGAAGCTTGCGGACACCAGGGTGTCGATGCCCGTCCCGAGCGTCGCCACGGTGTCCGTGCGGATCCCCGCGGTCAGCTGCCGACCCCACTCGATGCCGTATCCATTGGCCTGTGCGGACACGGCGAACGTCAGCTCGCCGCTGTCGGCCCTGGTGGGGTCGTAGTTGAGCTGCTTCGACACCAGACTCGCAGCAGGATCCCCGAGCGTCGTCCCCCGGCAGTAGGTGAGGATCTGGTCCGTGCGCGGGAGCGGTGACAGCTTCTCGTGGATCGCGCCCGTCACGGGGACCGTGTTGAAGTACGCGACGTATTCGATCCGGCCGTCCCGCAGGCCGCCGATCCGCTCGTAGGCGGACTTGTCGATGCCCGTGACGTTGATCAGGGCAGGGCCGCCACCGATCGCGCCGAGCTGGTTAATGTCGCCGCTCGCGTTGAATCCGGCGATGTAAAGGTTGTCGCCGAGCCCGCTGCTTTTGGGCACTAGGGGGCCTCCGTCCACGCGTCGTTGATGATCAGGGGCACGGTCAGCGTGGCCACCCGGTAAGTCGTGCTGTCGAAGCGCGTGAACCCGAACGCCGCACCGAGGGGCGCACCGTGCGCACCGAGCAGGTCGACGTTGCGGACGGCGCCGCCGAGCGTGAAGTCCTCGAACAGGGCGGTGATCAGCGCGTCGACCGCGCCCGTCACCGCAACGTCGACGTCGTCCTGAGGCTCGGTGTCCGCAGGCATGAACACCCGCCCGGTCAACTCCAGCCGGGCCGTCCCCGCAGCCACCCCGGACCCAGCCGGGATCGGGGCGATCCGCGTCACCCACGTCGCGTAGATCAGGCCGGACCCGGGCGCCGACACCGGCTCGTGGCCGAGGACTTGCGTGAACAGGCCGAGGCTCTGAGCCTGCGACATGTGCGTACCGCGGTAGGCGGTGAGGTCGAGGGCCACGGCGATCACATCCTGCCCGTGTACCGGCGCAAAAGCCGCTCACCAATGCCCTGCTTGCGGGCGTTGAGCTTGTCCCGGGTGACGATCCAGTGGTCGTAGCCGCGGAATTTCGTCGCGGGGAAGTTGCGGGACCCGATGCCGGCGAGCCACGGCCCGTACACGACGCGGCTGTCGGAGATCTTGTGGCCTTCGATGACCTTGCAGCGGGACTCGTAGTATCCGGTCGGGTTGCGGAACACGCGGTGCATCTCGCCGCGCAGGATGTTCAGGCCCTCTTCGGCGAGGTCGCGTTCCAGCCTGTTGACGTAGGCGTTCGCGGCGGCGCGGGCCCGCCCGTCGAAGAGGGGGCCGCGGCTGCTGGTGGAGACGTCAAGGAGCATGACTAGACCGCCCTCATCCGAGCCTTGCGGCCATGGCTGGTGTACACGCGGTCCCGGAGATCCTTCAGGCCCCGGCCGGACGCCTCGCGCTCGTTCTCCCCGGACCCGGCCGTCCGCGCGTACCCGGAGCGGCCCTGAAGAAGATCCGTGAGGGCCTCCGCGACGCACAGCTGCCGGACGCTTCCGGGCGCATCCCAGCGGGCCACGGCCGCCCCGTTGCTGTGCACGGCGGCCGTGGTGCCGAGGGCGCCACGGACCACGGTGAGGACGCGGGGCGCGTAGATCGCGGAGTCGGTGTGTGCGGCGAGGACGGTGCCGTCCCAGGCGCGGGTCACCGTAAGGAGGTTGCCTGCGATGTCGGTGATCAGCATCCGCTCGGAGTCGCGGAGGATGACCTCGCCGACCGCATACGCGCTCCCGTTCGCTGCTCCGATGGACACGTCGTTGTTGGCCGCGGTCATTGAGTCGCCGAAGCCCTGCCCGGTGTCGAGCATCGACCGGCCGGTGACGATCATCCGTTCGTTGTCGATACGGAGCAGCGAGCCGATACCGAGTGCGGCCGATGCGGGCCCGTCGACAGTGATGGTGGTCGCGCCGGCGGACGCGATCTGCGCGGCGAGGGTGCCGGCCGGGGCCTCGTCGTTGCGGTAGCCGAACAGCCCAGTGACGGTGATGTCCTGCTGGTAGGTGCTGCCCCCGCCGAACGACGCGTTGGAGCCGAGGTTGATCTCGATGCGCGTGTACGGAGGCTCCGCCTTGTCGTCGGCGCGCCGCAGGAGATAGTCCCCGGGGGCGATCGTCACGCCTCCGGAGGTGAGGGAGGTGACGGAGATGAGCTCGTTCGCGTCGAGGCGCAGGATCCACGGGGTGGCCCCGGTCCGGGGCGGCCAGTCCATCTTGCGGGTGTCCTGCACCGGGT